AAGTTGTCCTATAAGACTAGGAATTATATTTACATCTAATCCAAGGAAAGGAGGTATTTTACCAAGAACTCGGAATAAACCGTCAACAAACGCAGCTAAACAAAAGAAACCAAGAATTGCACTAATGACTGTTGCAGTCTTGTTATGTTTATCTATTGCAATTTCAATAGATCTATCAATTAGTCTTTTAACGTCTTCTTTATCCATATCTAAATTGTATTTATATTTATTGTATTAAAAGATGCTCAAAAAAAAAGCCTCCCGTTAAGAGAGGCTTATCAAATTATGTAGGATATTTAACCTACAGCTGGAGCAATTAAAGCAACAGGAGTTGATTCAGAACTTGCTAAATCAAGTGGGAAGTTGTGAGCATTACGCTCGTGCATTACTTCCATGCCAAGGTTTGCTCTATTAAGAACATCTCCCCATGTTGGTACCACTTTACCTGAACTATCAACTACAGATTGGTTAAAGTTAAAACCATTCAAGTTGAAGGCCATGGTGCATATACCCATTGAGGTAAGCCAGATGCAAATAACAGGCCAAGAAGCAAGAAAGAAATGTAAACTACGAGAGTTGTTAAAGGAGGCGTATTGGAAGATAAGACGTCCGAAGTAGCCATGGGCTGCGACGATGTTATAGGTCTCTTCTTCTTGTCCGAATTTGTATCCATAGTTCTGTGATTCTAATCCTGTAGTTTCACGAATAAGTGAAGATGTAACCAGTGAACCATGCATAGCACTAAACAAAGCACCGCCAAACATACCCGCCACACCTGCCATGTGGAATGGATGCATGAGGATATTATGTTCCGCCTGAAAGACAAACATAAAGTTGAACGTGCCTGAAATGCCAAGAGGCATACCGTCACTGAATGATCCTTGTCCGAAAGGATAGACGAGGAATACAGCAAAAGCGGCTGATACTGGTGCGGAATAAGCAACACAGATCCAGGGTCTCATCCCTAGTCGATAACTAAGTTCCCATTGTCGTCCCATGTAAGCTGAGATACCGATGAGAAAGTGGAATACAACGAGTTGATATGGTCCTCCGTTATACAACCACTCGTCGAGGGTTGCAGCTTCCCAGATTGGGTAGAAGTGAAGACCGATTGCGTTTGAGGACGGTACGACTGCTCCTGATATGATGTTGTTTCCGTACAGGAATGATCCTGCAACTGGTTCTCTAATTCCATCTATATCTACAGGTGGTGCCGCAATAAATGCGATTATGAAACATGTAGCTGCTGTTAGTAAGCAAGGGATCATTAATACACCAAACCAACCCACATAAATGCGGTTATTGGTAGATGTAACCCACTCACAAAACTCAGGCCAGCCAGTCAAGGAATTTTTTTCCCTGACTTCTATAGCAGTAGCCATTTTAATAATATAAGGACGTTTGTTAGCCTTTCAACAAAAGGCTTAACATAACTATACAATTAATAACTTTATTCTGCAGGTTTCACTCCATTTGCAAAACCCGACCATGCTAATCCTATTGCACTAATTGTAGAAGTTTCTCCTGCTGTATAAGGTAAATGAACTACATCACCTGCATGATATGTAGCTGGTTCTCCATTGTAATGAATTTTACTTTCTCCTAAATATCTTATTTTACGTTGTGTATCAGAATAAACAAAATTACTATCAACAATATCTCCGAATTCAGGATTACTCATAAGCCTGGAGTTCCACCTTGAGAAGGAACATATGCACGACCATCTTTATCATACATAGTGAAATTCTGTAACAACACAAAGCTAGAAGGAATATTAAATAACTTTTGCATCATCTGAATCATAATTGGTGATTGACAATTAAAAGGAGGAATATCCATATAAGCCAACCCATATCTATTGATATTAATGGCTGCATTTTGTTGATCTTCTTCTACTTTTTTTACTAAATCCTGTTCCCATTTAGTAATATCACGTATTTCTACTGGAATATCAGATGGTTCAGGAGGAAACACACCTTCTTCATATTTCATTGAATAGATATGTTTGCAATATCTAAATTCATCTAAAGTTGGACTCCATCTATCTGTTAAAGATGTAATTACATTATCTTTTGCTTTGTAGTCTTCAAAGTCAGGTAAACCTTCAGATCTTGCACCTGGAAGAGAAGGATCAGCTCCACTTCTTAGATATACACCACCAAAATCACTAAACACACCTGGGTTATCTCTAGTGGCTCCTATCTTTGTACTACTTGTCGCAGCAGTAGTTGGTGGTATTTCATATTCAAGAGTAGGTGCAACAATTTCTAATTGCCTGTTTGTTAACGCATTAGTCATTGCTTGGTTAGCAACTTTACCTGCTTCCGTCATAACTTCATAACGTCCAGGTTTTAATGTCGCTACGCTTGTTCTAGGAAATTGTGGACCTGACCTTTTACCCAACAGTGTTGAGGTATAAGCGTATTGACGACGAGTAAAATCCTGACAAGTACAGTAATAACGAGTACCTGTCATAAAATATCTACCGACATTAGGAGGTCTGGTCGCTGGAGTAACTAATACTTGGTCTGGAGTAGCTTCAACTGATCCACGTTTTCTTAGAGTTAATAAACCTGTATTTTGGTTTACATCAGCTAATACAGCTTGCACATATCCATATCTAGTTTGTGTATTTGGATTAATCGTACTTCTAGTTATAGGAACTCCTTGAGGTTCAATAATACGATCTTCAATTACTTCTCCATTTGTAGGTTTAATACCAGCTGTACCAGCAATTGGTATAAACAAAGGAGCTGGTAATTGATTACTAGCATTCCATGTTCCAGCTAATTGTACATACCAAAATTCATCATCTTCAGTTACAGAAGAGATAGATGCAGGAACATTACTATTATCTAAAACATTATCAAAACGAAGACTTCCTGCTACACGAACACCTGCCCAATGAACTCCTAATTCTTTATTCTGTGTTGGAAATCCTCTAAATACTCCAGGTATAGCTGGTGCATTGCCAGAGGCTCCTGGAACGCCTGTAGGAAGAGGTATTTTATATGTAAAGGGATAATCAAAGGAATTATGATATAAAGACGCTGTAGCTAATTCAAAGCCTCTTCTCCATCTTGCCCAACATGATTCTCTATTAATTGTATATAAGGATTCAGGACTACTTCCTCCAAATTCATTTTTAATAGGTTTAAATTTATAATTATTATTTTTTGACTTTTGATCAAAAGCTGAAAAAGATCCAAATGAATTCATTTACCATTTAACCTTATGTGACCAATATCTAGCTGACATTTTGTCAGGACTAGAATCTTGAGCATTATGTCTTGCATAATAAGATTTTTTTCTAGCTTTGTCTTTTGCAGTTTTTGGATTTTTACCTGCACCTTTTACACCTTGTTGACCAAATCTAATTATTTTTTCTTTACCATCTGAACATGCTTTAACTACATGTGATTTTGTTTTGTGACCAGAAGTTCTCTTTGGCTTATTGCAAGCCATTTTATCTTTATGGAGTTTGGCGGCTCTTACCGCTTTTTTAGCTTTAGAAGAATCCACCTTGAGCACTCACGTTTGCACCTGCTGCATAACCAGCATTGTTGTTACCTTCTGCGTAAACACCTACATAAATACGATCTCCACGCTCTAAATAAACACCTCTATTTCTTATAGGTAATCCAGCTCTAGTGTCTCCTGTTGAAGATGCATAAGCAGAATGCACTCCTGGAGTAGCTAAATGAGGCATGACATCTGCACAATCACATACTCTAGTTTCAGCTGGTACTGTTTTAGCAAATAAAATATTGTAATCACCAGAAGCAGGAATAGGTGTTGTTGTTCCACGAGTTTGATAAAACACAAAAGTTACTTCGGGTTGTTTTCCATAAGTAAGACCTAAATCTGTATAACCAGTTGTTGTAGCTGTATTAGTAAAATCAAAAGCACTGATTAAACCTGTTACAGGAGTTGATCCAATAAATTTGTAATACTTATTACCTGCATTCTTAACTGCTGTAACTGCTGATTGTTGAGAATCTTTAGCATAAATAATTTGTCCACTTACAAAACTTGCCGCAGTTCCTGATGTTGTTGAATCTAAAACGTAATCATTTCCACGATAAAAATCATTTCTAGTAATTTGTATTGCATCAACAACCCCTCCATTATTATTATCTTCACTTAAAGAAGCATCCATATCAACAAGAATTGATGGAGCTTGACCACCTTGAACAAATAAAGTATTTGTAGATTCTTGACCAACAGTTTGAGTTGTTATTCTTACCGAATCAAACAGAGGTCTATCAACTAAAAGAGGTTGTTTATTAGTAGAAGTTGATGACACTTTTATTCACATTAATTTTCTTTAATTATACTGCTAATTATTTATTTATCTTTTTTTAAATTTTTTTTCTGCGTCTTTACCTTCTTTAAGAATATGTTTTTCTTCGCCTATTTCATTTTTTGTTAATTGATCTTTTAATATATTTCCCCATTGTCCTTGTCCAGCTAATTGTATTAAAGGCATTATGCAACTCCAAATTTTTGTTGTACTTCTATAAAACCAGGAGAATATTTATTTAATATGTCACTAAATAAAAAACTTGGATCTTTTTGTAATCGCATAAAATCTTCAAAATTAAATTTACGATTTTGTGCTCCTTTAAATAAATTTGAATAACCTTTATCCATTGCCCAATTCATTTTTTATCTCCATGATTCTGATAAAACTATACGAGAACCTACAGCTGTATCCGCAGGTCCTGGTAATGCTTCGATAAATTCTGCTCCAGATCTATCGTATCTATATCTTGCTTGTTCAGGATCTTTAAAATTAGGTACATACAAGATACCAGCAAGCCTATTTGTTTCATAAAGATAAATATCATCCCATACTTTTAATGCTTCCTGTGCATTACTTGATTTAATTGTTCTATCAACGTCACCAGCAATACTTTCCAATCTTGTTGATGGAGAAGTTGCTACTTCAGTTTTCTTTTCAGCGGTATCACAACGTCCAATTTGAACAGTTATTTTGTCATAAAAATAAGAATCTGGAATTGTATTCATGCCTTCTTCTAATCGGGCATAATCACCAGCTGGAACAGAAACAGTAAAATACCCTAAATGGTATCTAACCCTACTTTTATCAAAGTCAGATAGTTGCACTTATCATCTCGCTAAACTTATCTTTTATTTTAAATCTAATAACTTTTCTTTGTACTTTTTTTTGTAGGACTTTTTTTAGCTGTTGTTTTTTTAGTCGTCTTCTTTGCAGGTCTTCCAACTTTTGATCCGTAGGTTCCAGGTCCTGAAGGCATGTTAAATAATATCTCTATAGAAACTATACTCTAATTAAATCTGCAGCAAAAACAGAATCCCAATCAACTCTTTTTATTTGTCTTAATTGTTCAAGATTTGCAAATTTCTCACCTGATAATGACATTTGAATATCTTTAATTTCACGAGCAGTTTTAAGACCAATTCCTTTTATATGATCAGCAATCATTTGTGCTGTTGCTCCATTTACATTTAATCTTGTTTCTGGAGGAAAATCACGAGGTTCTTCTTTAGCAGCTTTATCTTTAATTTGTAATGTTTTTACTTTTTTTGTTGCTGCTGAATCTTCTTCTAGTTCATGTTTGTAAACATAAAAAGTGCGACTGTCCTGGTCTTCAACCATAAAACAGTCGCCGTTGTCTAATTCACTTATTACTTTTACTCTTGCACCCGTTTTTTTATGTTTAAAAAGAGTAGTCATTAGGACCAGAATGTTACTTTCTGATCCTAGTTTAACTCAAAAATTAAGAAACAGTACGGTTATCTAAGTACTGTTCAATATCTGCATAACCAGGAGCATCGTCTGCTTGTATGTAACATACTTCAACAACGATGTATCCTTTGTTTCCAGCATCTACGTCTGCATCTGATAGATATACTCCATCAGCAACAGATGTACCTGTAGCACCATCCTTGGTAAATACTTTCCAAGTTGTGTCTGCAGCTACTTGATAATGAGATGTTGAATCATTCAACGCACCACCAGCAGCTGTACCACTTGCAAAGTAAATAGGTAGAGTACTGGTTGCACCAGTTCCACCTGCAAAGAAGATAGCGTTAGCACCACCATCAGTAGTTCCATCTACTGTTGATGCAATGTTTGCTTGAGCACATTCTTCAGCTACAACAGTAGCGTCTGTTGGTGCTCCACCATTACTACGTCCAAATGAGATAACGTTTCCTGTATCTGTATATACACCAGATGCAACACGTCCATCTCCCCAGCCGTCAGCTACAGAAGCAGCAGCACGATAAACATAAGAAGGAGTTCCAGCAGAACCTGCTACAACCATTCCTGTGATATCTGTACGTGTGTCATCATTCCTATAAGGAGAAGGAACAATTACATCAGCTGCATTCCACTTAGCTGCTTTTTTACCAGTGACTTCGGCATAACCACGCTGTTGGAAATACTTCCAACCAGGGACAGCCAACACAGCGGTAGGACCGCCTGATGACTTGTCATTTGTGTCGTCGTCGTTTGTGTCAATATTTTTATACCAACCGTTTAACGGTTCTGCCCAGTTTCCAGGGTAGATCTTTTTAGAAGACAAGTAAGCCATTTATTTCTCCAATGAGTATTTATTTATTAATTAATCTGAGAATTAAGAATCAGCTACGAAACTAAATCCTGTTGTTACAAAGTCCTTATTAAGGATTTCGAAACCAGCATATAACTGCCATATCAAGATAATGAATCTTGAGAAGTCATCATTATTGTTAATGAGAACTTGTGCATTTGGTCCACCGATTCCAACACCAATTGCTTGAGGTCCGAAGAAGTATCCTTGAGCAACTTCTTTAGAAGCATAAGCACCACCACCGTTATAAGAAGCAGTAATGTTCTTAGTTGGGAAGTTTGTAGATTCGAAGAACTTGACACCTTCAAACTGTACACCTGTTGGCATTACAGGCTCACCAGCAAGGAAGTAAGCTTGTCCAGCTTGTGGTCCCTGATAGAAGCTTGAGTTGTTAGGAATCATGGGGTTGCCCATGTACATTCCTTGACCAGGAGCACCTGCATAACGTGCGATTTCTCTGAAGTCAGAGTCACGACGTAAGTGCATCATGAATGTTGGGTCACATATGCAACGATATAAACCGTCTGCATAAGTAGGAACATTACGCTTACGTAAGTCCTTAACGATATTTAAAAGGTCAGTCTTAACAGAGAACTGCTGTTTTGTATTAGTAATCTCTGTAGCACTATATGAGATACGACCATTTGCATCTTTGGTTTTACCATCTGCAAAATAATATCCACCTTGGCTAGTAGAAGCAGCACCATTGGCTTCTGCTTTAGCTAGTTCATCAATGAATACTCTATCTCTCCAACGTCTGTAGTCATCAAGAAGAGTAAGACTACCAATTGACTGATGGAACATGTTAAGGTTCCCTGTGTCAAGAAGCAGACGCTGAGCTGTTACAAGAGTTTCTCTTGCAATCTTGAATGTACTTGACTGTGTAGCATCACCAGGATCTGCAGGACCTGTGTACTCTTTAAGTACTACAAGAACCTTTTCCTTTGTGATGTTACGGCTATTGGCTGTACCAATAGTTTGATCAGCTACACGCTCACGGCTGTCCTTTGTACCAGGAGATCCCCAGAACTTGTAACGATCTAGTTGAACTGTTTGTCCAGGTTGGCGAGTAAAGTCGTGTACCACTACTGGTTCGACTGCCATCTCTGCAATGTATCCAGGATGCGGTCTATATAGTTCCGCACCTAAGATTTTTGGAAAATCGTTATCAATAAACACTTGTTTTTATTCCTCCAATGTCTGAAGTTTGTAATTATCGGGTGAAAGAGTCAGACATGAGCATGCCTTATCTAACTTTAAATTCTAACAGTCAGTAATTTATTACTTAGTAAGGTTTATTTCTTGTGCTAAATACACAATTAATAGACTCTTAAATTACTAGAACCGTATGCTTCGGGATCAACAATTGTGTTTTGTTGCATCCCTGCAATACCAAGCATATTTCCTATGTTGGCATTACCTCCTCCTATTTGGCCTCCTAAGCCACCTGCTGCTAAACCACCAATTCCTCCTATTGCATAACGTGCTCCTTTGTAATGAGAAGCTTTAGGTGGTCCTGTTTCGGTAAACAAACCATCATATGCAGTATTTGGATTTTCTTGCATGTGTTTTCTAATTTCTCGTCGAGTATCTGGTACATTTTTTCTTAATGTAGGCATCCGAGAACCTAATATTCCTCCTAAAGCTCCTGCTCCCAGAGCTTCTAGGGCCAAGCGACCACTGCCTTCTCTACCCGCTTCTCCAGAAATTATGTTTCCTAAAGTTGCGGCTCCAGCAGCGGCTGCTCCATACCCTAAGCCTGAATACAAAGGACTCTTACCAGCGTCATTTAACCATTTTCCTGCTAAATGGAAACCTTGTCTTTGTACTGGCATATCTTTTTACTCCATTACAAAAAGTTTATTTTGCACTGTGTTAGGAGCTGCTTGGTTTAGAACTTTCCATGCATTCTGTGGGTCTCTTGCCATTTGCTCGTTAAAGTTGCCCCAGAAGTTTTCTGGTTGCTGTGGTGCAGCGGCAGCTGGAGGAGCTGGGAAGTTTTGTCCCACTTGAGCCATAGCATTAGTATTAGCTGTTGGATATCCTTTACTTCCTAGATCTTCTGCATTTTCATAAACAGGATGAGGTCCTTGTGGTCCGAAGAATTTTAAAGTGTAATCACTTAAAACATCTGGATTGGTAAGAATCTCGTTATATGCATTATTTTCTTGATGTTCTTGAACAGCAAATTTTGCATATCCTTGTATAGTATCTGATGCTTGATATCCCCATTCAACGGCACTATCGAGCATTCCTTCTAGATTTACCGCGTACTGATTTAGTATCGCTGGTGCCTCTATCCCGAACGCTTGAATCACTTCCCTTGACTCGTTGCTTAGATCGTAATAATCCGCTATCGCTCCGTCCACTTCCGCGTTCATTACCTGAGCTTCTGGCCCTGATATTGTCGAAGAGGGTTGGGAATAACTGGGCGATGAGATCTGGTTGGCTTGCCAAGTCTGCGGAGCCGATTGAGGCATAGCCTGGGGACTGGGTTGTCCGTAATTCGCCTGGGTATATTGTGGACTCTGAATCTGCGATTGTTGACCCTGGAACGGGGATTGAACTGGCTGACTCAGGACTCCTACTACCTTGTTGAACGCCGACTCCCATGGATTGCCCGCCGAGGAATTCGGCTGGGATTGGGGGGCGTACTGAGTAGGGTCGGATTGGTAGTTGGGGGCTGCCGCTGGTACCGCTTGGGGGTAACTCGTACCCACCTGATACGGTGTTGGGGCTGCTTGGACCTGTGCTTGTGGAGCTGCTGGAGCTGCCGCCACGTAGCTGTTGGGTGCGACGGCTGCTGGTGCTTGGCTCGTCGGTGGGGTCGATTGGACGGTAGCGTCCTGCATAACTCATCTCCTTTTGAAGGGCTTCTAATGTTCGATACAGATATGGGGTTAAATCCAGTCTTGGATCTGCTGCCATAGGTAGATCAGGTGATTGCGGGTGAGGGGTCTGCATCATGCCTCCCACTAGCTTTGAGAATTGAGAGTATGCACTCTGCAATTCATTCACCATTCTGAACGGGAACCCCGAAAGCATTGCTGCTCTTTCCTCATCCGTCTTAGACGGAAAAAGATATTTCAGTGCTTCTATGCTATCTACCCCTAATTCTTGAAGGTTTCTTACAACAATTGAATTATTCAGGGTATCTTGAGTGGAGTCTTCATATACTGGTCCCATCCATCTCCATTGCATTGTAACATCACCATCAGGTATCAAACCTTTTACACCTGGAGGGATTTGCTCAGTTCTTAAACAAGCCACCATTAATTGTTTAACTTGTTCTTCATAAAACTCCATAGCCTGTAAATATGCTTGTCTATCTTCTTCACTAGCACCATCAGGCAAATCAAGAGGTTTTTGTATTTTTGCTGCAAAAGCTAATGAGTCTTTAAAAAGTTTTTCTTCTTGATAAATAATTAATTCTAAACAACGAGATAATCCATAATCATAAATTGATCTTGCTTTCTTTTTAGAAGTTGCTGCAACACGTCCAAATAATGATTTATATTCTGTAGCTGTTACACCTGCTGATATAGATAATTCATCTACTCCACCTAATGCAGTTCTTATTTCTTCTCTATATTGACGAGAAAATGAATTTTGATCTCCAGTAATTGCATCAGGCACAATATAACCAACACGATCATTTGGTTCTAAATTTGCAATAACTCTTGGAACTCTTATTTGTCCATCAACTCCACGGGAAACAGGATCTGATTTATATCGAGAACTACTCATTGCTCCAACTCCTACAAAACCTGAGTTAGCAGCAATAGAAGGACGTTGTATATTTGCATCTCCACCTGATTCAACTAAATCAGTTTTTGGTCTTGAAGATAATAATGTTGGATTACCAAAGAAAGTTACGTTCTTTCTCATGGTTTGCATAATCTCATCATGAGTACAGATGTGATTTGCTAAAGCATCAAATTCTCCAGAACCTTCATGTGCAAAACCTTTTGGATTATTAAATATTTCTACACAAGGTATAAAACCTAAACTATTCACGGTCTCTTTAGTCTTACCTGGCATTGCAGGATAAGGAGCATCAAAAGTTATCTTATGATCTGAATGTGTTTCGGTAATAACTTTTCTTTTAATAGATAAACGAATATATTTTTTTCTATTATGTTTATCTTGTGGATCTTGTCCTGTTAAATTTGAATCTTCTATAGCTTGTCCAGTACCTGTTTTTTTTCTAACTTTATAATCATAGATAACAACAACTTCTTCTAAGTCCCCGTCCACACTGTAGTAACTTCTGTATTCATGATTACGGAAATAATAAAGACGATAATTATTATTTGTAGGACGAATATAAAATAACCCTTGTCCATCACATAAAAAATAATCCCAAATTGAATCTAAACGAGATTCGAGTTGATTATATTTAATAACTCGATCTATATAATCTTTTCTTTGATTACCAAAATTATCTTGAGCAGGAAAGAATTCAACTCCTTGACGAATGCCAAATAGCTTCATTTGAGCTAAATGTGACGCTACTATTCCTGTGTCAATTGAAGCTCCTCCATCTTTTTCAAGATAAGAATCAATAATTTCTTTTAAACGGGCTTTAGCATCAGTAGCCATTATTTTTTACTACGTTTATCTTTATACATCTTAGCAGCTCTTGCAGCTTTACCAGCTCTCTCAGCTCTTTCAGTGTTTTTAACAAATTGTTTTCCTTTTTTACTTCCTTCTTTTTTCTTTCTATCTGTATCTTCACGTTCTTTTTTACTTAAAGAAGCCCAAGCTTTCTCTGGTAAATATCTTTTTGTATATCCTTTTTGTATTGCTTTATCAGCCATTTTTCTTCTTCATATTTTTCATATAGTCATCAAGAAAAGATTGAACAACATCGGCTTGTGCAGCATGCATTTTTGATGCTTTTCTTAATTGTCCAGGGACTTCTTTAAACTTTGCTGGGATTTCCATAATTACTTTTTAGAATCTTTGTATTTTTTAGCAGCATTTTTTGCTTTGCTACGTTTTTCATACTGGTCTTTAGTCATCCATTTTTCTTTACCCCATTTTTTAAGGTCTTTTTGTTTTTTACCTTTTCCTCCTTTATATCCTCCACCAGCTTCTTTATATTTTAAAGCTACTAATTGTGCTTTACGTGCAGACCATTGACCAGGTTTTCCACCTTTAGATCCAGCCATTACACGTTTTTTTATATTTTCCCGTAATCCAGGCTTTGTATATTTTGAATCATCTTGTGCCATTTTTATTTCTTTTTATAATTTTTTCTTAGCTTTAACCATTTTTTAAAAAAATAAATTTCTTCTTCTGTCCACAAAGAAACTTTTTTAATTGTTTTTTTTACAAGTTTTTTTAATTTCATTAAACAAAGCCAGGAAGCTGTGGTCCTCTTAATAAATCTCTTTCTCTATAATTATTTATCCATCCATCAACCATAGGAGAGTCGATATGTGGAGCTTTATTAATTACATTAGGAGGTGGACTATGTTGTATATAACGTGGAGCACCTGCAACTTGTGGTCCTTGATAAAAACTTGCATTTCCTAAAGCACCACCAGCTGCACCACTTGGACCTTGATTTCCGATTGCACCTGGTAAAGGAATAATATTTACTGGTTGTTGTGTGTAAGACATACCTTGAGGCGATGTCGTACCTAAATTTCCAATTGCACCTGCTATATTTTGTTCTCCTCTATAACGATTACTTAGCATTTTTTTATCCTATATATAAATATATTTTACTCTTCTTGTACTTTGTATGCATTGGGATCATTTAATTTAGTTAAGACAATACCAATACCTTTAATATCCCATTCCAAATGATCTCCTCTTTTCCATTGCAGTTCATCTGTTATTTCTGGAGGAAAGCTAATACATAAGTCACCAAATAAATTATCTTCTAATTCCAATATGTATGTCATTTCTCTATAAGCTTTTCTACTAGCTTATCAAGTTTATTATGTATTGCTCGAAAATGATCATTCATATCTCTCATTTCACGAACAAAGTCTGCTTTTAAAACATATTCCAATGGCATTCTATTCACGTGTTCCTCCAATGCATTAATACGCATTCTTTGATTTTCTACATTTTGAATAGAATCTTTTAGACGTTCTTTATGACGTTCTAACACTTTACTAGCAATCCAACCTCCTCCTGTTATAGAAGAAATAACAGCTGTTAATGCAAGTGTAAGAAAATCTGGTCCCACGTTTCTATCCTTTTTCTTTATTATAAATCAAAAGTCTAATTGAAGATTACCTTTTTTCATTAATCCAGTGACTAACCAAACTAAGGCATCAACACAATCATCATGTCCACTTACACCAAAGTTAGTTAATTCTTCAAACATATTTGTAAAGTTTCTATAGCGGTTAAATATAATTTTTCTATCTTCAAACATACCCATAATTCCACGGAATCTAGCTAACTTATCTCCTCTAAAACCTTTAACTGGATGCCAAATTAGATTATATAAACTTTCATTTTGTAAACAAATACGTTTGAAATCTGCTTCTAATGATGCTTGATATTGAACAGCTTCAGACCATATATCACATGTTGAATGTGTTGGATAATAAAGACCACCTTGATCAACTTGAATAATTGACCAATCATTTAACAACTCTTTCATAGCATCTAACTTTTCTAAATTACCCATAACCCGTATTCTTCTGTAATCAATGATATGTATTCGATCTTCGATCCTCCCCCCTAGTACCATCACCGTGTAATCATTCTTTTCTCTTATTCCTGCTGAGAGGTCTACCCCCACTCCTAACGTATCAAATTCGGTTGATATTTCTGCTTTAACGATTAATTCAGGTGCAAGCGATAATTCATTCTGTCTTACCACTTTATTCATATATTGAAATGAGAAGGCAATCGGAGATTGCCGTTTTTTTTCTTTTAAGTATTCAAGGGACCACATTTCAGGCCAATATGATTCTTCATCACCTGTTTTGGGATCATTTTGGATAGCAGAGAGAACAATTTGAGTCCAATTATTTTGTTCGTTAAAAGTAGTGGAATGAATATCATCATGTCTAAATCGAGTACCAAGACAAATAGCTCTACCACCTTCAAACATAGTAGGAGCAATAACTGCGTTCCAATTTTCCTGCATTGTTTTACGAATATCAGGATTAGCAATATCAGCAGCTGATTTTATAGCGTCATCAATCATAACAAGATGAGAACGCTTAGAAGTAACAGAACCTTTTAATCCAGCAGCACAGAGAGTAAATTGTTCTTCACCAGTAGTATCTATACCTGCAAATTTATGGTCAATCGACCAGTATTCGTTACTAGTTACATTTTTAAGTAAACGTACTTTAGGAAAAACTTCTTGATATCGTTTACTTTCAATAATACGTTTAATTGTTGCAGATTTAGATCTAGCAATATCAACGGTATAAGAGAGATAAAGAACTTGTAAAGGAAGACCAGCCTGTGTATGAACACCAATAGCCCATGCAGTTAATAAACCAAGAACAGTTGATTTAGCTGAACCACGAGGGGCTAAAAGATCTACATTTGGTCCTGCAATTTTTATTAAACAACTACTATCTTCATTCGTAACAAAATTTCTATTCCATTCTTGATGATGTTTTGCTGGAGGTTTATCAGCTACATAGTCACAAAAGAAACCAAAATCTTCTCTTGCTTTTTTTAAAGATTCTACATTTTTAGGTTTTTTAATTTGTTGATTACGTGCTGCAGCCTTCGCATTACGTCTATAAGCAAGATGTGTATATGAAGGCACAATAAATAATCAAACGATTACTTTAATAATAACTAATAAGTTAATTTAAACATGTTTACCTGAATCATCAATCTCTGCTGGATGTTTTTGAATTTCAGGTTTATTTATTTTGTTTTTTTTTGCTCTTTATATTTCTTAGCTTTATCTAAAGCAGCTTTACGTTTTTCATTATCAGACATATCAGTACCATCAGCTTTTTTTGCTTCTTTATTTTTTAAATATTCAAGTAACTGTGGTGGTAATTTTTTTTTAGTCATGTTTACCATCTTCCACCTTTACGTCCACCTTTACGTCCACCTCTTCTCATTTTATCTTCTGCGGCCTCCCGCTGTAAATCTTTTGGTCCACGTCCAGGTTGCTTATAAGGATTTCCATCAGGATCTTTAAATTTATCAGGTATTGGCATAATGCCAGGAT